TTCTTCAGCCTTTTAATTTCATCATTGTATGTCTTTATCTCTGCATCAATGATATCGGCTTTTTTATTCATCTCTACTATCATATGATCAATCCCAGAGGTCTTTCTTTTTATCTGGGACTTAACACTAATAATAGCTTCGTTTACCTTTTTAAGGCTTTCTTCATCGTTTGAATAAAGATCTCTCTCTAATTCAAGATCAATTAGAGCTCCTACAAGATCTCTAGTAGTTAGGTTGTTAGACATCTTCACTCCTTTTTGGTTGTTCAGGAATAATCCATGAGCCTTCAAGAGTGAGCAAAGCATCTTCATCCAGTTTAATATGTTTAAGCCATTTTCCATGTTTATCATATGCTGATAACATTTTGATTTTTATATGCTTGCCATATTTGTCTGGGACTAAAGTTGCTTGTTTTACTTTGTAAGCTACAAAATTACCGTCATCATTTTCCATTTGTCCTCCTTAGTCTAAATGATGGAGTCCATTCAAGATTTGTTTCGAATAATTCTCCATCTGTGTTTTTAAATAAAGTTACTGTCTTAAATGATGAATCTGCCTGACCATTTAATCCAATAACCTTTCTTGATGCATTCTCTATAGCTCCACTACCTTTACCCGCGTATAGATCTAGCACTTCATTCCTACTGTATTCCCTGCTAACTTGACTTATTTGAATAATAACAATATCATTATTAACTGCCATATTAGATAAGCCGTGTGAAATATATTTAATTTGTTCATACTCTCCTCTGACGTGAGGTGGAGTCTCAACAAGGTCTATATAATCAACGATTACCATTGACGGTTGTAACTCAGTTATCTTAGATTGTATTTGTTCAAGGGTAGGTGATACAGTTTGAACATTGATATGCTGCACTTCGTCTCTATGTTTAGAGAAAAGCTTTTCATGGTCAGCGTTTACCTCAGCTTTTGTTGCTCCTGACAGTATCTGCAACGATCTTCTGTGCATATACCACGCTGATAGCTCCAATGAAAGATATAAAGTTGGGACTTGAAGACTAGTATCTATTACATCGTTTTTATGATCATAGCCCAACGCTATATTATGAGCTAAAGTAGTCTTGCTCGATCCAGTTGGACCGAATATAGTAACAAGATCTCCTGGATAGAAAGCGCAATCTCCATCTTCGCCCATAGCTTTACTGAAATTATACGATCTGCCTGTAAAGTCAGTATTCAGTCTTTCATTTAGCTGTTTTTGCATATCATGTGCTGTTAATACATCAACCAAGTAATCTTTCCTTTTGTAGTATAAGCATTTAGGATTGCAGTGCTGCTTCATTAGTTCATCTTGGCAGCCAAATTTGTATCCTTTATTGTATGCATATTCTACTAGGTCAGTTACTTTTTGTTTTTCTAGACTATCCTTATTCCATTCAAGTAGCGCTGCTTTAGCTGCTGATGAAGGAATGCCGTTTCTTCTAAAATGAGAGACAATTCTAAGGATTGTTTTATGTCTATTTCCTTCCTGTGGTCCCATTTTATACATAGTTTGAACACAAGTAACTACCTTTTTAGGTTCCATCACTTTACCCATAGCTTGGGTGAAAGCTACCTTTTCTTTCTTGTATTCTTCTAGCTCTCCATCTCCTACTAATTCAGAGTATGGAAAATCAATTCTAGGTTTCCTGGCTAGTTCTTTTATCGATTCAGGTGTGCCTTGCATCACTTCTGTTAAAGATAAAGGTATTTTATAAAGTCCAGTTTTCTTGTTGATTGTATGAGCTATTCTATATAGTCCCGTTCTCATGTAAACCATTGGATCGATATCTTTGAATAGACTGACCAATGTTTCTTTTACTTGAAAAGGAAGGTTTTCATTTGCAGTGAATCTAAAAACACTATTCGGGATAGAAATGTGATAACCGCTACCAGAGAAATATACTCTAAAATTACCTTTATTTAAATCCAATTCATCAGTCAAACTATAGACCAATGCTTTACATTTATTTAAAGTTAAAATATCAGTATTTTCTCCTTTATCAATATCTATAACAATGTTATCTATATCTCTTATACCATAATAACTTCTTATACTGTTGCTATTATTGGCAGCGAAATCTACCGCTTCTTCGCTATATAAATACATTGATCGATATAAAGGTTCATTATTCTTTACTGCCTCCATTAATAGTGTTTTTAAATCACTCTTTGGAAGAATAAGCCCTCTGAATCGAGGGCTATTCCTAGCTATTTCTATATGGTTATAGATTTGCAATTTCTAATGCTTCAGCACTAAATTCAGAAGTCTTTGCTACAGGAGTTTTAGCATCTTCTTCTGAGGCTTCTTTAATCCAACCATTTTTCTTCAAGTATTCAATATAACCTTCAAGATTCTTTTCGCTATCCGCACCTTTCTTTAAGATTTTATTATGAATACGTGTGTATAATTTGCCATTCTTAGATTTCTCTCTGAATACATAGATAGTACATTCTGTTCCTTCGTACTTATTCATATGTGCGCAGAAATCCTCGACAGGCTTTTCATCTTCGTCAACCCATTCTCCTTTTTGATTGACTCCACCCATTTCTCCCATTGCGTCTAAGAAAAATGTTAATCTCTTAAGTAGAGAGCAGTCTATAATATTTCCTTCTGCATCTCTATCCCAAGCTCCTGCTATCTTTAGTACTCGTGGGTATTGAGAGCCTTCTACTTGGAACTCTGCAACTAGGTATACATCAGCCCAATCAAATTTATTTGATTCGTCTACAATCTTACTGAATGTTCCTGTTTTAATTCCCAGCCAGCTTGCTCCGCCACCTGTTTTATTTACACTACGCATAATAGCCATTATTCTTTCTCCTCTTTGTATGATTTGATTTCTTCCATTACAGCATCATAGCTGAATGGGATTAACTTTTGTGCCAATGGTTTTAGTCTAGATCCAACCATTCTTTCGTCATATCCTTCAAAGCTTATAGAATATTTGCCTGTACCTTTGTCTATTGTTGTATAACCAATAACATCAGCTTTAGCACATAATCCTCTTCCTAAGCCACTTGGTAAGCTAGGGGATAATTGAACCTTATCGTCAGTAACTACAGTGTGTTTGGCGTGGCTTGTTAAGATCAAGTTGCCACCTACCTTTTTAATAAATGTTTGTAGTTTTTTGACAATATCTAGATTCTTCCTTCTACATGCTGCCCAATCTGCTCCCCAACTTCCTTCTCCCATTTCTTTAATACCTAGTTCTTGCTTAACAATAGTTTCTATCCATTCATTCACTTGGTCTATTGTATCTATAACTATGGTATCATAGGGATATTTTGCCCAATTTTTGATAAGATCGTTTATTATTTCAGCTAGAGAATATACTGGCATTGGTTCGCCTCTTTTTTCTCCATTTCTATAAAAATAACCTCTCTCTATATTTGGGATTACTTCTAGTTGTTCTTCTCCATTTTTAACCACTTTAATTCCGTCTTTTGTTTTGACTCTTAGTGGTGGATTTAAAGAAGCACAGGTTACAACGTTTGCTCCGTGAACAAAATCTGAACCTAAGTCTGTGTCTATCATCAACACGCCTTCTGATCCATTTTTACTCCATTCTGCTGATTGAGTTGTTTTACCTGTTTTTGGCTGTCCGATAAAATACCAAGTTAAACCATTTGGCAATTCGCTCTTCCAGTCCGTAGTTATTTTATTAATTTCTAACATACGTCTCCTATGGGTTTTAGTAATACCCTCGATGGTTTAGATGCTGTACTCTAAAGCCTGTGGAAGGACCATCAAGGGTACCACTATCTAGTCGCTATTAGTTAGAGTCCTGAGTGGACTCCTCTAAAGCAACTAAGTTATCTATTTTTCTGTTATTTGTTATAAGATGTTCTCTTCTCAAACTAACAGGACCTAACGACCCCCAAATATACGCATAATATGGTCTATTTTGCAAGACATTAAATGCCTGTGCTAGTCCATATGATGCTGCTAAGCTACCACAAAATATAGTATGTTTAGCAGTACAAGGGTCGTCAGCTATTTCTGAGCTAGGAGCATAAGATTCCATGAAATAATCGAACTCTCTGGTTACAGTTATTATTTCGAATCCTAATGCTCCCATTCTCATATCTATAAGGAACTCTCTGTCTGGGTTCTTCTTCCATTCTTCATATGCAGATTTTCTTATCTCCATATTGTCTGGTGTAAGAAAGACTTTGTTTCCTAGTTTGGAGCCTCTTGTCCAATAGTGAGGTTCTGGTTTAATCTTTACCTTTCTATTTAATAGCGCGCATTTTTCTACGGCTGCTTGTGTTTTAGGTAGATTTAAGTGAGCCTCAAACCAAGATGTTGTGGAGAGATTATGTTCTTTTAATACATCGGGGTCCCAAATTATTATATTTTTAAAACCCATTATTGTTGCGTTCTGTATTAATGCTGAGCCTATTCCTCCAGCTCCAATCACAGTACAACTGTCTAGTTTCTTTTGGTCTATGATATCTTTATTTCTAAGGTAACGGTTGTCCATGTATATCTACTCCTAGTTTCTTCAGTTGTTTGTTTCGTTTCTTTAGGTTTATTCTTCCTCTTTCAAAATCCAACATGATATCATCATATTCCATTAATTTAGGATTGAAAGATTGATTCCAGTCATCCATTTCTCCATCAGGATCTTGAATGTCTTCTATGCCGAATAAACCTGTTTGCCCTCCCCAGGCTTTATAAGAATAGACTGCTGGGAGTTTCTTTTGCTTTTTCTTTATTGAAGCGGCTTGCTTTTCCCATTCTTTGTTCTTTACCTTTGAATGTTCAACTTTTATGTCATCTATTTCTATCATATGAACTTTGTTGAATTGATCTGGATAGCTAACTGCAAATGCCAACTCTTTTCCTGGCTTGGTTGACACCACTAAAGAATAATAGAAGTGCTTGTTTGCACCGTCTATTAGTTGTTCTTGGTCTGTTCCTGAGAAGAATGCTCCCATATTATGGTGAGAATGTATATTTCCTTGCACCCATTCTTTACCCATTTTAGGAAACTCCTTCTTTAAACCTTTATATATTTTCATAAGGTCTTTTCCTTCCCAGTCTGTTGAACTTGATGTTCCTAAATGAAGTGGATGCCAATATTCTAACTTTACTTTA